TTGTGCCCGCATCGCTCGACGCGTTCATTAACACTATTGAGAACCTAGAAGTAGTGGACAGCGAGCCGGCAACTTTTACCGTGCCGGGACTATCCGGCGACAGTTAGCAGAGCTTCTATTACACACTGGCTGGTGGCCCCCAAGTGTAGACTTTGAGTTACCAGACTTAGCCACCGTTATAGATGTACTTGAAAGGCAGCGTAAACAAAATGCCCGCTAGCGCGTCTTATCAGGTTTACGGTATCCAAGAAGCCTTAGCGGAAATTAACAAGGTTGACCGTGTTTTACGCCGGCAGATTACTAAAGACATTCAGTCGGGCGCTGGTACTCGACTTGTGACTGCGGCGCGCTCGTTTATTCCAACGGCCCCGCCGTTGTCGCGCATGGTTAATGGCAACATGATTAAAGGCCGCGACGGTACCGGGTGGAAACGCGAGCGCGTCCTAGCTGGTATTCGCACCGTGGTAGGCAAACGTGGCCAGCGTGCCCGCACTGTAAGGTTCTCTAACGGCTCTACAGCCGATTTTAAGGCGACGCAATACCAGTTGCTTGTACTACAGCAGCGCGACGCTGCCGGCGCAATCTGGGACCATGGCGGCATACAACGTGGCGGCCAGTTTGTGACAAACCTTATTGCTGAAGGCGAAGCCGTCGGCCCACGTACAGCGCCCCGCGCATTACAACCAGCTGCCAAAAGTGTGCTACCCGCTGTCGAGGCTGAAGTAGACAAGATAGTGGAGCGCGTTATGACTATTGTTAACCGTAACCTAGTAACAACGAGAGCGCGCTAATGGCTATCAACATTCCGATTATTTCAAGCCTGAACACTAAAGGTTTTGACGCAGCCAAAAAAGAGTTTGCCAGTCTGCAAGGTTTCGGCGCTAAGTCTGGGTTCCTGCTACAAAAAGCAATGCTGCCCGCTGCCGGCGCTGTCACCGCATTGGCTGGCGGTCTCGGTATGGCCGCCAAGGCAGCAGCAGCAGACGAAAAAAGCGCAAACCTTTTAGCCCAACAGTTAAAACGCACACTTGGCGCTAACGATGAAGTAACGGCCAGCATGGCTAGGTTCGTAGACCAGACGCAATTAGCCACAAACGTGACCGACGACGAACTTAGGCCGGCTTTGTCGGGTTTGGTGAGGTTCACAAAAGACGCTCAAAAAGCCCAGGACCTTTTAACTTTAAGTGTCGACACGGCAATAGCAACCGGTAAGGATTTAACCGCTGTCAGCACCGCTATTGGGCGTGCGTACGACGGCAATTTTACGAGCTTAAAGAAGTTAGGTATCCCGCTCGACGACAACATAATTAAAACAAAAGACTTTGCGGCAGCACAAAAAGCGTTAACCGACCAATTTGGTGGTGCGGCAGCTGCAAACATGAACACTTTTGACGGCCGCCTAAAGAACGTCAAGATACGTTTTGACGAGTTCGTAGAAACCGTCGGCTACAAAGTCTTGCCCATTGTTGACTCACTATTACGTAATGTCACAAAACTAGTAGACGTGTTTGGTTCTAAAGGCTTAAGCGGCGTTCTTGATTCAATAGACGAACGGTTCAAGCAAGCGTCAACTGGTGCAGATGGGCACGTAACAGCACAAGGCAGACTTTATAACGGTTTAGTTCGTACCCGTAACATGTTTACCCGAATAGCAAACGGGCTAAAAGAGTTCTCGAATGACGTGTCATGGGGTAAAACCAATTTTCGTATCACCGAACTAAAAAACACTATCGGTACAGACTTTAGAAAACAGGTAGATTTCTCAGTCAACTCGATGCGCGAAATGGCTAAGGCCATGAACCTTGTATCGGTCATGGGGCCAGTCGCTTCGCGGTCGCTATCAGAGTTTCGCAAATACGCGCTTGACATGGCACCAGTACTAGCCCAAGAACGGTTAGACAAAATGGCAGCAGCTGAAGAAGCCGCCGGCAAGGCAGCCACGGCAGCCGGCATTGCTAACGATAAAGCCAAAGAAAAAGCGGCTGCACATACCGCCAAACTTAAAAGGCAAGCAGAGGCAGCCAAAGAAGCAGCCAAAGCTCTGGCAGAGGATTACGCACGCGCTTTAGAAAACGCTGTGCAGCTCGTAAAAGATAAGTTTGCGCCGGCGCTTATGCGCGCCAATGAGCAACTGACCAAGGCAACCGACACCTACAACGACTTCTACAAAGCAACTGGCGACGTGGTGCGCGGCATATTTAATGTCGGCGACGCTTGGACTACAGCAGCAGACAGTAAAGGCGCTAAAAACTTTTTTGGTGTACTCGACGAGCAAGCCGCCAAGGCTGGCAAACTTTCCACCGGCATCGAGAAACTCATTGCAGCCGGGCTAGACGACCCCGCACTACTCAAGTCCATTCTTGACTCTGGCGCAGACGTAGGCCTAGAGATTATTAACGGTTTGCTTGCCGGCGGTAAAGCTTCCATAGACAAACTCGTGGGCATTTCTGGAACAGTTAACGCGGCCGCCGACCGTATCGCCAAACTAACGGCCGATAAATGGTTTAAGTCGGGTGTTGACCAAGCCCAAGCCATTGTGAACGGTGTTAACAGCGTCATAGAAAACACCGAGTTTCTACTGAAGTTTGCTGTCGACCCCGCCGGCGTCGCGGCTATCGGCGAACAGTTCAACAAAAACCTTGGCACCGTCATGGGTGGCGGCACCCCGCAGCTACAAACAAACCCATTTGGGCCAGTGCTTGGCAGCATCAACGCAACCCCAAACATGGACGGCACCCGCGTAGCAAACGAAACAACGAACGTGACCATCAACGTAAACGGCGGTGACCCCAACGCAACAGTAAGCGCGCTACGCGCCTACATGCGGCAAAACGGGGCAGTACCCATAAAGATAACTAACCCGTAATGGCTTTACAGACCTACACCGTTTCTTACTCACTGGCAGCCACACCCAGCACGATAGTTACTTTGTCTAACGTCGTCTCGTTTGCCATGAAATGTGGCAGAGAAAAACAACTAGACGACTATTCAGCAGACACCGCCCAGCTCGTAATCCGTTACCCGACCGGCTACGCCAGCCCAATAACAGGACTTGTCCCCGGTTCACTTATCCGCGTTAAACACGACGCTTCTAACGAGTTTGTTTATGCCGGCTATATCTCGGGCGTCAGTGTCAACTATGGCATACCGTACGCTGGCGGTGTTGGTAACGCTGACTTTATTAACATTTCTTGTGAGTCTTACTATGCGCGTTTTGGGCGGCTTCAAGGTTTCAACCAAGCAATCTCGGGCGGCACTTTTACAACGGTTGCGACTGACATTGGCACCTACAGCTCGCTGACCATTACTCCACAAACCAACGCGGCAACCCAAGTGGTGTCGGCTTCTAACGTCGTAAACACTTATGGCGAGTGGCTGTCACAGTACATACGCACTATCAACGGCAGAATGTTTCAAGCTGCGGCCGTCATTGTCATGGGGCCCGGAGACATATTCCCAGCGGTCGCAGCGTTCTCGGACACAGCTAACGACGCCACAAACCAAGTTTACGACAACATACAGTTCTCTGCTTTTGGGGACAATTACTACACCCAAGTTACCGTGACCCCAACGGCCGTGGCAGCCCAGACCGTACAGAGTGGTTCCGCGCCGTACCGGTCGCTCAACTTCAACACGTTTAGCAGCTCGGTCGCTAATGCCCAAAACTTGGCTAATTTTATGTTGTCTCAATACTCGACAACGGACGTGCAAATATCGTCTATTTCTTGTTTATCTGAGGCACAAAACACGTTTAAGTTAAACAATATGGGTGTGCCAACCGCCTTGCTTATTGGTTTGCAGGTCGCTATAAAGTTTCGTGGCACGACATATTATGGGATTATTGAAGGTTACGCAATGACGGCTACGCCCGAGTCGTCACGGTGGACGTATTACATTTCGGGCGCGTCGCTTAACTCGACACTCATTCTAAATGACACCGTTTTTGGCAAACTAGGAACAGGAAAATTGGGCTACTAATGGCTATTGCACCAAACACTACTTTTACAACTGGCGCAGTTTTTACAGCTGCACAGGCTAACGCTTACGGTTTTGCCGCAATGGCTCTAGCTACGTCAACCACAGGTAGCCAAGCAGGCGTAACTACAGCCGTCGACATAACAGGTATGAGCGTGACTTTTAC